CATCGCACCGTTGGCGCATACTGCATAGTCCTTATACATCTCAAAGTTGATAGTTTGATTGAGAATTTTATCAACATTAACTGATGGATGTTTTTCTTCAACCAAAGTTTCAGGACTAATGTTATATTGCATAATCAAGTGTGGATATAGTGAGTTAAGGTCAAAACTCACCACCCAATCATACATTCCAGGAATTGGTTCTTTTACATAAGCACCTTCATACTTAGTATCTTTATCAGAACGTTCTTTAGGGGGAATGACAATATTTCTTTTCTTTAGGTAGTTGTAAATGATTGTGTCCCACATGCGAACTTGAGAAAATACATCTTCATAGTTTGCCTTGGCATCATATGCCATCGTAAGAGCAAGTTCAATCAATTTCATCTTGTCTTCCAAACGGTCAACAAGTTCCACGTCCTTGATGTTGTATTCTACAAACTTCTGCCAACCTTTGGTGTAGAAGTCCTTAAACGTATCAAACTCGGAGTGATCTAGTTTTTTCTGCTTAAGTTCAACTTCGGCAATATAATCTAGGCGATAAGATTCCTGTGCCTTATAAGTGAATTTCTTATAAAGATCAAGATAATCTAACTGTGAGATTCCACCAATATCATAACAAAGATGTTTACGTCCAGCAATATAAGTTTCATCTTCAGTTACAAGACCCCATGGAGATAAACGCTTCATTAGTTTTTCACCAAGAACCCTATCAATCCTACGAACAAGATAAGGAATATCATACAACTTACTATTCCATCCAGTCACAACTTCTGGTGTATTGGATTCAATCATCCACCAATTAATAAAATTGTTTAGAAGATCATATTCTGTAGAAAAAGAATGGTATTCAACATTTTTTTGTTTATTCTGAAAAGGTCCTTTTCCCCAAGTGTGAATTTGTTTTGAGGAGTAATCTTGAACGGTAATCAAAAGAACTTCTTCGGCAGCAGATTCTACATCAGGGAATCCATTTTCAGATGCAACCTCAATGTCAATCGTTGTTACTTTGATCTTATTAATATCAAATTTAAGTTCTTCTCCTGGATACATATCAGAAATATACTGATAAATGTATTGAGTATTTCCAAAGATTTTAAAGTTTTCTACGTTCTCATACTTCTTAACAAACTCTCTACAATCACGAACAGATCCAGGTTGAACTGATTCTACATATTCACCACTTAAGGTTTGATATTTAGTTTTTTTATTAGCAGGGACAAAAAGAGTCGGGTTAAACTTCTCACGGGTCATAAAGTGTTTACCATCTTCATAACCACGAACAAGAAAGTTGTCCCCGACCATCTGAACGTTAGTATAAAATCGCATCAGGAAATAATATCAATATATTTTTTAATAATATCAGTGTTTGGATTGATAATTGTTAAAATGCTATCAGAATTAACTAAAAATTCATCTTGCTTTGTATAATCACATAACCAGTTTTGTAAATAAACCTCATTAGTGATTTGTTTTTTTATTTCACAAGGTTTAATTAACTTACAATTTGGATCTCCTAATTCAGAGTCAACTTCTTCAATCTGCGAGATAACTATTGTTCCGTCTTTAAATACAATAGTTTTAATTGCTGCTTCCACTTTCAGTCTCCTCTTGAATTACTTCTTCAGTATTGGTGCCATCTGGATCATACATTTTTGCAAGAGAATCAATAGGATCCACAATAGTAACAACCCAATCAAAAGGAACTACCATTTGATTGCTTTTTGAAAGAAGCATCCATTTAGTTAAAGATACATTTACAACACTTGAATTTTTCTCTTCTTCAGGAACTAAAACTGGAGAATCATAAAAAACTCTCTGTGGATTTGTAAATAGATATCCATAAAGTTTTTCTTCCTGATGAACTTCTTTGGCATCTGCAATTACAGTTTCACCAGATTTTAATAGAATTAATTTTACTGTCATTTTCTTAAAATTTCTGTGTCTCTATTCTAGCAATAAAAATGGGAGGTGTCAACTGGATTTTGCCAGTTACCTCCCGTGGCATAGCGCCGACGATATTCAATTATATTTATAGGTAATCTTTGCGCTTATGATGATCTGGAACAATTCTACCAAGAGTAACAGTCAAAAGCCCATCCTCAAAATCAACTGATCGTACTTCCGTATCATCAGAGAGTGTCCACGCTCTCTTAAAACTCCGTTGAGCCAAACCCTTGTGGATATAGTTGGACTCCGTTTCTTTATCTTCTTTTTGACCCTCCACAAAAAGTTTACCATCTTGAGTGTAGACATAAACTTCTTTCTTTTTAAATCCAGCAAGTGCAAGTTCTAATCTTGACTCAACATTACTGACTTGAACAAGATTATATGGTGGATAGTTTGTCGTGGTTTCATGCAAATGGAAGATACGATCAAAGTATTCATCCATACCAATACTATATTTGTTGATCCTTTCCATCAGAGCAGGAAGATCCGCGTGTGTAAACTTAGAAGTTGCAAGGTTAGTCATTATGGTAGCTCCTTTAAAAGCGAGTTTGTGTTTTGTGGACCCTTTCGGCATCCATTATTAATTATACAACAAACATAAAAAAAAGGGAGTGATGAACTCCCTACAAAATCATTCGGTTTCTTCTACTCTTTTCTTTTTGGATCCAATATTATATTTGGTTTCCAAAATCCACTCTCCCTTATCTTTATAAGAAAGAACTTTAATTTGATTTAAAGGTGCAATATCTTGAATTTTTTCAAGATCAACAATTGTAATCAATCCCCAATCGGCAAGAAGTTGGGCAATACGATTACGGCGCTGCACATCATTCACAGTCAGGTTTGCGTGTTTGCCATCAAGGGCAAACAGTTCCTTAAAGTGAACGAGATAATATCTACCTTGCTTGTGTAGAATATGGCAAGACTGATAGATTTTCTTTTCCTTTCTTGAAGCAACTCCGATACGAGTCAAAGTTTCACGCACTTTCAAAAAGTCATCGGGTTCGTTGAGAACCACTTCAACCATTTGACTTGGCGTCCACTTCACTTCAGGTTCTTGAACTACACTCATTTTGATCCTCCAGTTTCAAATTTCGATTTAATAAAAGTAAGTTGTTCTTTTGTAAGAATCCTCAAAGCTTGTTTTGCCTTCTCATTACTATAACCATAATAACGTTTGACATAATCAAGATCTTTGATTTTATCTTGTCGGAGCCAGGGAGAATATCTCTTCTTTTTCCTCAGACTATTTATAAAAAAGTCATATTGCATCTTTTTTGGGAGGAAATGATACTGATTCATTTCATTCGCAAACATAATACAATCAACGTGCCCAGATAGACAACGATTAATGATATAGGGTGCATACTCCTTCTCAAGTGAAGGATCTTCATCAATCAAGTGTTTCTTCGTTTGATTGATCGAATTTAACCAGTCCTTCAATTCCATAATTAAAAAGTAATAGTTCTTTACGTTGTTTTTGTTCACGCATATATTCACCAACAGAACGCATCGTATAAGTTAAATCAAACTCAGCAGCATTCCAGTTCTTAAAACGATCCTTCACAAGTTGATCAGAATTATAACTAATCAATTGATCCATATTGTTAGTGTCGCAATCAGCAGCAAACTTATCGTGATCAAATCCTTTATGCATTGATCCCTTACGCCCATAGAGATTATCCTTAATATCATAAGGAGGATCGAGATACATAAAAGCACCTTTATTCCCATCCATCAGATAATCATAGGAATAATTAGTTATACGCCACTTAGCAATTAACTTGGAATACTCTGGCAATTTTTCAATTCCTCGCAAGGAAAAATTGGAGTTACTTGCTTGCTCCGAAAAAGATGAACTTTCGGTAAGACCACTAAAAGAGCATTTGTTAACAATATAGAAAGCGACAGCACGATTAAAGTTCGTTTCAGACTCATCATTAATATGTTCCTTTGATTTTAAGAAAAGTTCTTTGGCAAGTTTAGGAGTATTGTAAGCAACTTTACAATCGACCAATTCATTCTTCAGATCATTCCCAAACATCTGGAGTTGCTGCCAAAAGTTTACAAGAGGTTCATAAAGATCATTCACCCAAATATCCATATTGGGATACTTCTTTGTGATGTAAATCGCAACACTTCCACCACCAAGAAATGGTTCACGAAACTCATCATAGTTTCTTAGGTCTGGAAAGTATGGACCCATCTTTTCGCAAGCACGGGACTTACCACCAGGATAACGAAGAGGAGTTTTAAGAGATTTCATCAAAGGTGCTCCTCAATCAAAGAAAACATACTATCAACGTCACAATCTTTTTCGGCAGGAGTAACGTTATCAACAATCATAGTATAATCACCTTTCTTCAATATACATTTAGGATCATTTGCAGTTTCATCAACACATTCGTAAACTTTATCCCATGTAGTATAACCCACAGACATGGATTTCGTATCAACTAAAAGTAAGTAATCAAATGTCTTAATTAAATCTTGTTTCTTCCAGTTTTTTCTGTCTTTGTTAGAAGGATGAAAATTTTTCAACACAAATGACTTACAGTCACCACGGCAGTCTTTACCTACCTTAAACATGCCAAGTTGACTTTTCATTTCAACAGATTCGCCTGTTTCTTTTATGATAAAATCTCTACCATTATCAAAAAGTCCTACATGTTTTAATTGATCATCTGACCACTTACAAAAAGACTTTTCAGTATAATGGGCACGAAGTCCCCTAAAAGAAGAACTTTTCATTTGTTTTGTATTGGATGCATTTACCCATCCAAAAAATTGTTCAAAATTAACGCGAGAGAAGTCAATTGTCATAATCAGGTTTGTTATACTTCAGGTATTCAAAAAAAGTAAGTTTCATTTCTTTCTGCGTCATACCGCAATGTTTGGCAGCAGCAGGAAGAGTCATTTTAGCATGAAAGAGACCTTCATTTGCCTCCTTCACATTTTCAGGAGTTGTTTTTACAGGAGCCTCATATAAAACCTTATATGAAATTTTAAAGGGGTTCATTATAGTTCCTCAATCACTTCAATGTCTTCAAATTGATCCGCAGATACTTCGTGCTCTCCTCCAACAAGATACCAATGTTTACCATCATCACGAACACCAAGATATTTCATTTGATCTTCTTTAAAAATGTTTTCACGCATAACTGCTTGAAGACGATAATGCATCAAGTCAGATTTAGATGGAACTTTCATTTGAATTCACACTCACACATAATTTCAGTTAATGCTGCAAGAAGATTTATTTCCTGATCAGCCACGAACGCACATTGGTATTGATACTTAGCAATAACAAG